TGTTGGTTGAAAGGCCGCCGGGTAGGCGGCTTTAGGCTTGCTGACTTCCCGGATCTGAGCAGCAGTAAACTGGCCGCCAGAAGCGAGAGCGATCTTTTCTGCGTAGTTGGTTTCGTCGGTGTAATCCGTCCTCGGAAGGCTTCCGTTAGCAATCCATTTGTAAATTGCGCGCGGCGAACAACCACAGGCCTCAGCTACGACAGGAACCCGAATCTTTTTGATGATTTCGCCAAGACTATTCGGTGCCATGTTTAACCCTCGATAATGAACTGTAAGTACATATTATGTCGGAACTGATAGTTCACGCAAGTGATATTATGATTGAACATATGGTTCATGAAGAAAGAGCGCGAAAAGAATTCTCTCAGAGGCTAGCGCTGGCCTGCGATAAAGCTGGATTGATACCACATGGTCGACAGGCTGAGATCGCCAAGAGAATGAAGTTGACACCTAAAGCCGTGAGCAAATGGTTTAACGGGGAGTCAATACCAAGACGAGGAACGCTTCAGGCCTTAGCGTCTCATATAGGCACGTCTGCATCCTACCTACTTGGCGATGCTGACGATGATGGTATTGAACCAGGATCGGCAACCAATCGAAAAGACATCTTTAGGATTGACCTCTTGGATATCGCCGTCAGCGCTGGTCCAGGGGTGATAAACCAAGAGTTCGTTGAGATACTCCGTTCAGTTGAGTATGCGCCAGCTGAGGCTAACCATATGTTTGATGGGCGCAAAGCTGAGAACATCAGGATTATCAACGTCCGCGGCGACAGTATGTCAGGTACGATTGAGCCGGGAGATCTGTTGTTCGTCGACGTCAGCGTAAGGAAGTTTGACGGTGATGGAATTTACGCCTTCCTGTACGACGACACTGCACATGTTAAGCGCCTGCAAAAGATGAAGGACAAGCTGCTGGTTATATCTGACAACAAGAGCTATGCCCCTTGGGAACCGATCGAGAAAGATGAGATGAATCGGGTGTTCGTGTTCGGCAAGGTGATCGGCAGCATGCCGCAGACGTACAGGAAGCACGGGTAAAGCCTTAGCACGCAGAGGAAGCATGTCTGATCTGATTATCCCAATACTCATTACTTTGCTGATTATCGGACTGGTTGGGATCGTGCTCAGGCTAGATAAGATTTTCTTCAAGCGAAGGGATGAGCGGGATGACTTTGAATAAGCCAGACCGGTAATTGCAAACTGCAGCATAACTTTTGATCCGGCCACCGCGCCGGATTTTTACTGCCCTACTCTTCCCTCAGCATCAGCACGTCCAGTGCCAGCTCCACTGCCAAACAACCCCTACCAAAAACAAAACATAAAATAATTATACTTTAAGTTCATTGACTTACATTGAAATGAACTATTACCAAATCAAAAATGTACTTTTGGTACTTTACATTGATGAACCATTAGTACATTATCATCTCATCCAAACAACACCGGCAACGCCGGGGTGAAGTCAAAACGTCCCGTTAGCCGCGATAAGGCAAAGGTGAAGAGATGATCCGTGAAGAAGATAAAACTGAGTGGTTTAAGTTTCTGGCACACGCATTCGCCATCTTCGTATGCGTACTGATCGCAAGCGCATTCTGCCTGATGCCTGGTGGTTCAGCATGAGCAGAAACGGCATTCGTTCACTGATTTACTGCCTGCTGATCTGCGGCGTTATCTGGACAGCGTTGATTATCAAAATTCTGCACGTTACGGGGGTGTTCAATGGTTAGTCATCATTACGGGACACAGACCGTTAACCGCGGCACCGTTCTCCCAGGGATGCTCGTTAAGCATCGGGAAAGCACCTGGACAGCATCAGCAAATAAACGCGGCCGCCTGTACCTGCATCGCGGGATTGAGCGGACTTACACAACCGACTTGCTGGTTGAAGTTTATCTGAACGGGTTGGGACAAGGTCTCAGCCGGTAATCGAAACGAAGAATTTAACTGAGCTATCAGGCAGCCATTACGGTGCCGGGATTCTTACAACCAAATTTCAGGAGCGAGCTATGAACGCATACCGCGCATACGACGTGATCGAAGAGCGTAAGTGGGCTGAACAAACGCTGTCCGAAGAGAAGGAAAAGTGGATTGAAGATCGGGCGCAGGAAATTATCGACGTGCTGCCAAAAGAGCCGTCAGGCCTGTTCCGCTTCTCTGTGCCGATGGACAAAAGCCCATACGAAGGCCTCCGCAGCGATTCCGCCGGAGAGGCATATAACGATTTCATTTCGGCAGTTGCTTACGCCCAGGCGGAATACGACTGGGATCACCGCACCGGCTGCCCGTTTTAACTTTGGGGAATAGCAATGGCTAACGAACTTGTGATTACAGCCAGCTCTCTTGCTGAGCGAGGCATTGACGGCGCTACCTGGAGCGCCCTCAAGAACAGTATTTATCCTGGTGCCAAGGATGAGTCGGTGATGATGGCGCTGGACTACTGCCGGGCCAGAAACCTCGATCCGCTTCTGAAGCCCGTTCATCTGGTGCCGATGAGCGTTAAGGACTCGAAGTCGGGGAAAAGCGAGTGGCGCGATGTGGTTATGCCTGGCATCGGGCTTTATCGGATTCAGGCCGATCGCTCCGGTGATTACGCTGGCGCAAAAGAACCAGAGTTCGGCCCGGACGTCACTCTGGCGCTTACCGGTGTTGAGGTGACAGTCCCTCAATGGTGCAAGTACACGGTCAGCAAGCGCATGCCGAGCGGGGAAATCGTCGAATTCAGCGCGAAAGAATACTGGGTTGAGAACTATGCCACCGCCGGCCGCGACACTACCGCGCCCAACGCAATGTGGAAAAAGCGCCCTTACGGCCAGCTGGCGAAATGTGCCGAGGCTCAGGCTCTGCGTAAGGCGTGGCCTGAAATTGGCCAGCAGCCCACTGCCGAAGAGATGGAAGGTAAAACGCTGGAGGTGGATGCGCGTGACGTGACGCCGCGCAGCACGACAGAGGCGCTCCCCCTGGTGGCCAGTGAGGAAACGCTACAGGCAATTACCGACCTCCTGACGTCCCTGAATAAGGACTGGGAGCAGGACTTCCTGCCTCTGTGCAGCAACATCTTTAAGCGTGACATTTTTCAGGCATCACAGCTCACCGAAGAAGAAGCGCAGAAAGGCTTTAGCTTCCTCCAGAAAAAAGCGCAGGTGGCAGCATGACACCAGAAATTATCCTTGCACGCACTGGCATTGACGTTACCCGCATTGAACAGGGGGATGAATCCTGGCACCGCTTACGCCTTGGCGTGATCACCGCCTCGGAAGTCCATAACGTCATTTCGAAGCCGAGATCAGGCACCAAGTGGACTGACATGAAAATGTCTTATTTCCACACGCTGCTCGCAGAGGTTTGCACCGGCGCGGCGCCGGAAGTTAACGCCAAGGCGCTTGCCTGGGGAAAACAGTATGAGGCCGATGCTCGCACTCTTTTTGAGTTCACCACCGACGTGAAGGTAATTGAGTCGCCGATCCTTTTCCGTGACGAAGGTATGCGCACCGCCTGCTCACCAGACGGCCTGTGCAGTGATGGCCGCGGCCTTGAGCTGAAGTGCCCTTTCACCTCTCGCGACTTCATGAAATTCAGACTTGGCGGCTTCGAGGCTATCAAATCCGCCTACATGGCCCAGGTGCAATTCAGCATGTGGGTAACCGGGAAGGATGCCTGGTATTTCGCGAATTATGACCCTCGCATGAAGCGAGAAGGTATTCACCACGTGGTCGTTGAGCGAGACGACAAATACATGTCCGCCTTCAACGAAATGGTGCCGGAGTTCATCAGCAAGATGGATGAATCGCTGGCGGAGATCGGCTTTACCTTCGGGGAGCAGTGGAAATGAAACATTACCGCGACGCCATAACCGTAGGAAAAGTGAAGTGCATGTACTCCGTCCTTCATCGTGGCTGGCTAATGCCATCTGGTGAAGTGGTAAGAAACCCGTTAAAGGCTCAGCGGATGGCTGAAGAGCTGGCCACGAAAAGAGGTGCGCAATGACTGATTATGGCGGATCGAAAACTCCAAAAAATGAACGTGACTACTGGCAAACGCCGATTGAAATTTTCAACGCGCTCGATCGCGAGTTTGGCTTCTGGCTTGATGCTGCAGCCTCTGAGAGTAATGCGCTATGCGCTCACTATCTCACTGAGCTGGATGACTCGCTGAACAGCGAATGGACGTCATATGGGGCTATCTGGTGTAACCCACCCTATTCCGATATTGGGCCGTGGGTGGAAAAGGCAGCCGAGCAATCCCGGGCGCAGTATCAGGCCGTAGTGATGTTGCTACCAGCTGACATCTCTACTGGCTGGTTTATTTCAGCCATGCAATCAGCTGATGAACTCAGACTCATAACCGGCGGCCGTGTTCAGTTTGTTCCGGCATCCGTTACAGGAAAGCGCCAGAGCAACCCCAAAG